GATTAGTTCTAGTATTTATTCAGGATCGCAGGCTTACTGTTGTAGATAAAATTGCTCTACTTTGCGCCACCACAAATCTCGATAGCGGTCAAACTCTGCACCTTCTAACACAAACTCTTGGTATTCTGGGGGTTTAATGATATTGAATTGGTCGTCAAGATCGGGTTTGACGCACATAAGCACCACACCCTTGCGTATTTTTGTGCCGTGTATTTCATTATGAGCTTCGGCATAAGCGCACAACTGCACAAAATAGTCGTCAATCCATTCACGCTTTTTGGGCTTGTTGGTTTGCTTGTAATCTAAAATAGCTTCTTCGTTCAAGTGTATGCCGGCGCCGTCTGTTGTGCCTGCGTAGATGCTGGGAAAGTACAAGGGTACTTCGATTCCCCAGAACTCATTGACATTTTTTAAACCATTGTCCACAACAACCTTGGCCATGGCATGACTGGGCCAAGAGTAAGGATTTGAACCAGGTTCTTTGATGGTGCCATCACGTACATACTGTTCAAGATATGTGTGCATTCTAGTGCCGCGATTGGCAGCTTCTGTGGTGATCTGCTGTGCTTTTTCTACCCCTACACTTCGGCGCCAACGATTTAGAGCTTCGACTTTTTCTTGTGGTTTTGTCTTGTCTAAGATTGTGGTTACACTGGGAAGATTCTTGCCATCGGGTGTGGCATAAAAACGTTTACCATCAACAGTAACTCGAGGAATTGGTTGGTAGTTGTATCGGTTAATTAATTTTGTCATTGTAAATTTTATCAAGTTGATTTTCTTTAAGTGGATTGTATGCTGTGTGAGGTCTGAACACTTCGGATTCCATTAATGAATCAAACGTGTCTTTGCACTGATTATAATTTTTAATTAAAGTTTTAATATTATGTGGGGATTTTGGAGTTTCTTGTATTTTTCTAACTGGAACAATGTTTAGTCTATCAAATACTGTTTGATGGTTATTGATGAAATCTTCAAAATAAAAAACTTCTATGTTCTTGTATAATTTTGCAGTTTCAGAAGTTGTGCAACTTTGTTGATACCAACGATGCCAACTAAACTGATATGCAAATTCTGAATTGGAACCATTGCAATCAATATCAAATGGTTCTATAGTTTTTCCTGAATATTCAACATATTCGTCTGTTCGTTTAGCAATACACATTGATAAAATAGATGCAAGAAGGTCTCTGCGATCGCAGATTACTAAAACTGAATTTTTATTGATAGTCGGTAATACAAGATCATGTGTATGTGTAACTTGGTGCCAGTCAACACAACATCCGATAAGTTTGCTTAAAAATATACTGCCGGACCTGCCAGCAGATGTAACCAGGTACTCAACACTCATTACACTCTGAAACTTTCTCCACAACCACAGCGATCTCTTTCATTGGGATTGATAAAATCCATGCCTTGTTTGAGACCATCGCTTTTCCATACCATGGTTAGTCCATTTAAATAAGGCATATCTTTTGGACTAACATAAACTTTAAAACCGCTTGGATCTTCATAGTCTACTACATCATCCAGTGGGTTGTCAACGAATTCGACACGGTAAGCTAATCCACTACACCCAGTGGTGTGTACGCTTATTCGTATTCCTAGACCTTTGCCTCGACCGATTAGTGCTTGTTGTATTTTTTGAGAAGCATCATCAGATATATTAATCATTTTTAAAATAACCTCCGCAGGCAAAGCTAACACGTAATATATCATCAACCACAGGGCCAAGTGGTTGGTGTAGGCAAGAGCCGTTGTGCCCAACTAGCTGACCCGGCTCGGGTAAAATTCTTTCTGTAACATTTAACTCAGTGTCGTAATAGAGTAATGGGCCACCCCAGCTTTTTTCCCAAGTTGGGTTTAAATAAATCACAGTTGATTCGTAGCTGGAAATATCATCTTCCAGGTCTCTATGAATTACATCATCCTGTCCTTTTGTTAGCCCGTTAATCACAAAATTAAATATTTGAAAATTTGGGCCATATGCCTGCATAACTTTATCTAGAATTGTAACCCAGATTGGAGATATAGTTGACTGCCAATTGGGCTGATTTACAAACCATGTGCTAGGGTCTGATTGTAATATTTTACCTGAGTAACTAGAAAACACACGATAACGCCATACATTTTTAGTTACACTATTATCAAAAGAACATCTCTTAGAATATTGCCACTTTGGATTGTTTGTAATTTCTGCCCAGGCCAAATCTAATTCATCTTTTGTTAAAAAATTTGGAATGTTTCTTAAAATCATCTAGCATGTCTTTTTTTATAATCTTCCACAGCCGCTTTGATTGCGTCTTCAGCTAGAATACTACAGTGAATCTTAACAGGAGGCAGAGCTAGTTCTTCGGCAATTTCGGAATTTTTGAGTTGGCTGGCTTGGTCGATGTGCATGCCTTTGACCCATTCTGTAACGAGGCTCGAACTCGCAATAGCCGATCCGCAGCCATACGTTTTAAATTTTGCATCTGTAATAATACCTGTATCATTATCAACCTTTATCTGTAGTTTCATCACGTCACCGCAAGCAGGTGCGCCAACCATACCAGTACCAATATCAGTATCAGCCTTGTCAAAAGATCCGACATTCCTGGGATTTTCATAGTGATCAATTACCTTGTTTGAGTACGCCATGTGATTTCTTAATTTAATATTCCGTAGGCTATGCACCATAGCTCTAAACTTATCTTATACAATAAGTATGTGCTCAATAATCCTGTTGTTACTAACAGGATCTTGTTTTGTAATAATTTTTCTATCATTGATAACAGGTCCGTGTGCGTGTGATTGTTCCATCAGAGTGTTGTGTTTCTGTCCACAGACTACAACTTTGTTGCGCAACCACTGGAGGATTTTGTACAATTACCGGCTGTTGAACAATGACACGCTGTTGTTTGGCAATTTCATAACCAATCATACCTGTTACAACAGGTGCAACCCACCAACCAATACTTGATCCGCCGTGGTGTCTGTGGTGGTAAGATCCAAGCCCTTTACCGTGGTATCCATGATGTTGTGCCACAGCTGGCAATGTTGCACAGGCTAATGCCAGAGTGATGAATAATTTTTTCATAACATTTCTCCAAAAGTATTATAATATAACGCCTAAGAACTGTTATTAGTTTACAGGATTTAACTGATTAAGTCAAGTCTTTTATAAACCTTTTTTGTTCAAAGCTCGTTTGGCCATTTTGTCAACTGTGTCTCTAGCCTTGTCTACAGACATAGTAGAGTCTGGGACTTGTGCTCCTGCAAAAACGATGTCGTTGCCCTGAATATTATCTATTAGATTACTAAGGGGAGGTTGTTGTATTGCTGTTATCAATTGATCCTTACTAAGACTAATTCCCATACTTTGGGCTAATCTTAAAAAGGCATCAACTGATATTTGTTTTTGGGCGTTGGTGTCACCCGCACGACCAATTAAAAATTGTGTTAACGCTTCAAGTTCAGAATTATTAACACCTTGTTCAATCTCGTCTAGTCGCATTATCGACGATCACGACCCAGTGACGACGCTGGAGGTAAATCATCTTCGGCAGCGTCGACATCTAAGTCTGCGGCATCTGCGTCAAGATCAGCGGCATCGCCATCTAGGTCAGCACTAGCATCAAGATCGGCAGCTGGGTCAGCGGCTAAATCTTCTTCGCCAGGAACAACAGGTGCTTGTCCAGTTAATACGGCTTGGGCGCCTTCGAGTTGAGTTTTGCCTGCTTGCACAGCACCTAGTAATGTGCTCAATGCGGCTGTGGCATCAGCTTGGAACTTGGTGGCTTGATCAACACCCATGTCATTACGAATGCTGTCAGTTAATGCTGGTAAGTCTTTGAACTGCATTTCAGAGATCTGTTCAAGCATTTTCTGAATCTGGTCAACCATGTCCTGTGCGGCTAAAACAACCTGAGCTTGTTGAATTTCGCTTTCTCTTAATCGACGTTTTGCAATTCTTGTTGTCTCTGCCATGCCTAGATTAGGTTGGCTTATTTGCTTTTGAATATTACGAACTTGCTCCTGCGCTGCCTTCAGTTGATCTTGTAGAGCTTTTTTCTGCTTGGCAATTTGCATACCCATCTGTGCAGGATTAACTGCTGGCTGACCAGGGACAGCCCCGGCTGTGCCAGGTGCTGGAGGAATTTGCTCTGAAAGTTTACTAGCAAGTCCTTGCTCAAGCATGATCAGCTTTAGGTAAGCGGGCTGTCTTTCACTCTTGTGAAAAGCAGGAGTGCTTTGATGCTCCTTGATTAGGTTTCTAACCTGTGCGAGCATCTGGCGTGTTTGGCCAGTGTTCAACCGGTCAAAGTGTACAGAATAACCTAAACGGTTTTCAAGTACCTTTTCGGTCTGTTTTGAAATTTGACGTGCGTCCAGTTCTTGCAGTTTCATTATTGAATCCTCTAATTTGCCAGTATTTAGCCAGATTTACACATTTGTCTAGCTGTTCTTTTATAGATACTATGTGCATCTTTTTGTTTTGAACTTTAAGATATGCAATTTCTCTATGATTTTGATCTTTAAAACTTCGAGCCAGTAATTCACGTACACTGACGTCCCTAGATAAATGTGTGATTTTTTCATCTAGCATTTTTATAGTATTAGATAAGTTATACTGATTGTATTTGTCTGAGATGCACCAACTGATAGCATAGCGCATGGTTGAAAACTCCCCACAAACAGTATCTCTTATTTTAACTACAAATACGTTGTTTTCTTTAAAGATAAAGTATTTGTCAAACACCTGGTATTGATTGCTTCCGTCTAATGGAATAATCATATTGTTTTTCAACAAATCCAGTTCAGGCTGAACCAGTTGCTCAAGACGAACCAGTGCGTTTTTTATTGTTTGTTTTTTCATTTAAGTATATACTGTGTCACTAACCAAGCCACTGTAGCAGTTAGTGTTCCAATAATTCCTAAGCCCCAATTGATCAACTGAGAGTTTCGTTTTTCTGCCATTGTCTGAATCATGACATGCATTTCTTTAATGTCATTTTTAATTTCGTCTATGCAAACAATCATGCTGTCTATGCGAGTTTCCAATGCATTGTAGCGTTCTGCGCACAGTTCAACGTGCGCTTCTAAACTTTTCTTTTCAATATCAGTTGTATCCATGATTGTTTCCCCAATACGTTATTTATTGTGTGCAGACTCAAAAACAATGTTTGTTCTAGGGATTAACACACCATCAAATCTATCTGTTTCTTCTAGATTAACCAGCATAGGAACACCATTACAGTCATAGTATAGGGCGCCAACGCTGTCGTTGCCTAATTGTAAGGCTGTTGGTTGTTCGACCGTGAATTCAAATTCCCAGATTTTTTTGCCATCTTCTGTCACTGTCACAGGATCAGTAATGTCCACAGGAGAGGTTCTAAGACTAATGATTTGATTAACTGTTTCCCAGTTTCTCTGTTGATTTCTAGCATGGTGCCAGTCGCTTTGACTGTTGACAGTTGTACCTGTTTTTGTTGTTAACGGTATCTGTGAGGCTTTAAAATGACTTTTTATACCAGTTGGCGTAATGTCAAAATACGTATAACATCTCAATCTTATCATATGGTATTTAACGGCCAAAAAAAACCCTGGAATAAATCCAGGGTAGTTTTACACGGTGAGTGTTGATTAGGCCAACTTGAAGCCTGGGTTAGTAACAAGTGTACCTGCAACGCTAACACCAGTTACAGTACCGTCTGATGCTGTAATTTGAACGTTGCCAAGAGCTTGCAATTGTGTCTGCAAGTCTGCGGCAGTATAAGCGCCACTTGGGTAAACAGCATAGCTGATTTGACCTGTGTTGTCGCCTTCTACTTGGTAGATAGCAATAGTAGCTGTAGTCTGGATTGACTGGTTGAGTTGAACAACAACACCTGGGTTGAATACTGTGCCGCCGCCACTGTAGTTACCCAGTTGTGGACGTAGGTCAATTGCACTTGCTGAGCCGTCTTTAACTAGAACTTTGAAAAAGTCTAGTTTTGGACCTTGCATCTGCACTAGTGCATCAGCTGAAATTGTGCCAGTTTGTGAACCGTTGTTGATGTCTAACGCAAATACCGGTTGCGCAGTACCGTTGAATGGTGGAAAATATGCCATTTTAAAATCTCCTTATGTTTGTGGCCTTGTTGGGCCTGCTTTTATTTATGTCGATTCAGAAAAAATGGCTTATCTGGGATTGTTTTGTTGGGCGTTCCCAGCTGAAAAAACTCCACGGTTTACCAGCTTGACCAGTCCGTGCGGGGTGTTGACTACAAACCCTTCGCCTTCGGCTTTACCAGCTGTGGTTTGTTTTAATCCATTGACTTGTTGTTCAAGCTGTTGTGCCATGCCAAGCTTGGCATTATAAATGCCATCCCAAATTTGTTGTAGGCCTGTGTATGCAGGACTAGGGACAATTTTACCTGCTCGATCTAAAGTGAACAATTTGCCTGGCAGGTTGTCAGTTTTAGCATTGTATTGTCCTTGAACATCCGGATTGCCAGCCACTAACTCAGCATATTGTTTGCCGCTGGTATTGACTTTGAGCCAGTTGTGTAGGCTCAGCGTTGTGCCGCCAATGATGCGCTGATTGAAGTAGGTTTGAATTCTCTGTCTGACAGAGCCAGGAAGCGAGTTCAACAATTCGTCTACTGCTGTGCCGTATGCGGATACTGCTTTTTTGGCCGCCGAAAGATTGGGCTTAGACAGTTTGAATTTTGTACCCAGGGTCGGTGTTAATATAGCCACTCCACCCGGTACATTCTCTAATCCTTGTCCGTCCCATACTTGTGCTGTTTTATCACCCAGCTTGTTAAAGTGTTGATGCACAACAATGCCTCCCGACTTGCCATTGATAATTTGCCCTTCGGGGCTGTTGGCTGGAATAGAATATTGAACCAAATTGGGTCTGAACTGATATTCACCGCTGGTGGGTGTTAGCTGGCCTGCCCACAACAAATCGCCCCAGTAAAATCCTGAACCTTTAGTAGCCGCATCTAGACCTGGCCAAATAGCTTTTAACTTAGGATATAAATCTGTTCTTAAATTGCCACTTTTCTTTTGTTGATCGTATTTGATCCAATCTTCAGGGCTTTGTGCGGCATAGCCAGCGTCGAACATGTACTTGTCCATTATAGACAGACGTCCATTGGGCAAGCGCCCAAAGACCAATGCAGGTTTACCGTCCCATTTGATTGTGATATTTTTGTCATTGCTAGCGGCAGCTTCTAGGCCTTGTATGGCTCGAGATGCGGCTTGGCTATTGCCCATAAAGAAAGCATCTTCGGGGTGCGGAATTCTTGGATCTTTCTTGGCAGGCATTGTTGTGTCGGCTTCAACCAAGGGTTGCATGCCTTGATTAACAATTCTGTCACGAAGTTTTGCAATAAAACTTACATCACTTTCTTGCACTTGCCCTGGCTCTTGAAGGCCGTCCCTAGCTAGGTATTCTCTAAAGTCCTGTAACTTGGCTTCACGGTCAG